ATGAGCATGATTGATGATGTTGCTAAAACAATCTCAACATTTATGAAAGACTACAAAGCCATGGCAGAAGAAGAACGCCCTAAAGTCTTGTTTGTAGTTGATAGTTTGGGTATGTTGCTAACACCTACTGATGTTGATCAGTTTGACAAAGGCGACATGAAAGGTGATATGGGTCGTAAGCCTAAAGCACTAACTGCACTTGTTCGTAATACAGTTAACATGATTGGTAGTTACAATGTAGGCATGGTGTGTACTAACCACACATATGCAAGTCAGGATATGTTTGATCCAGATGATAAGATTTCAGGTGGTCAAGGCTTTATCTATGCTAGTAGTATTGTGGTTGCTATGCGTAAACTAAAACTTAAAGAAGATGCCGATGGCAACAAGATCAGCGATGTAATGGGTATTCGTGCGGCTTGTAAGGTTATGAAAACACGTTACGCTAAACCTTTTGAAGGTGTACAAGTTAAGATTCCATATGAGACTGGCATGGATCCTTACAGTGGACTATTAGATTTGTTTGAAAAGAAAGGTCTACTTACAAAGCAAGGCAATCGTCTTAAGTATACTACGAGTGCTGGAGAAGAAATGCTAGAATTCCGCAAAGGCTGGACTGGAGACAAACTTGAAGTAATTATGCAAGATCTTTCTGACCTAGATTTGCTAAGTATAGAGGATGCGCCTGCTACTATTACAGCACCAAACGGTGATGTTGTAAATGCAGAAACAGGCGAAGTACTTGAGGAAGCAAACACAGATGCATGAAGAAATAGTTAAAAATGTATATACTATTTTGAAACAGTACATATCGCAAAAAGATATGCAACAAGCAACTGATCATCTAGTAGATGATCTACAAGAATTGCTTGACGAGGAAGAACTTTATAGACTGGCAGGCTTAGACAAGTATATCAAAGCAAGTGTGCAAGATATACTTGGCGAACCTGAAGAGGACTTCGAATACGAAGATGAAGACTATTGAGTCAATGGTATAACAGAGTTGTAAACAATCTTGCAGAAATTCCACAGTTCATTGGATATTATGAAAGTGAACTTGAAGAAGCAAAACATGAATGTGGTGTAAAAGGCATTGTTGAACGTAACATCAGTGCCTTACCTGGTATCACAGAGCATCGCTTCAATCAATTACAAGAAATTGAAGCAGTACTAAACTTCTTAAACATACAACTGCGCAAGATAAGACGCAAGCATTTTCAAAAGTATTTGGAAGGATATGCTCGTGCGCTAACAAGTCGTGATGCAGAAAAGTATGTGGACGGAGAAGATGAAGTTATTGACTTTGAAACTATCATCAACGAAGTTGCACTGCTACGCAACAAGTGGCTTGGTATTATGAAAGGCTTGGATGCTAAACAGTGGCAGATGGGACACATAGTTCGACTACGCACTGCTGGCATGGAAGATATTAGGATCGAATAGTGCGAGACAGTAAGCCAACATTAGAGATACTAAACCAGTTTGATGATTTTAAACGTAGTATCAAACACATGGCAGACTTTGGTTGTGGTAACGGTAGTGATCTAGAATACTGGGCAAATATGCGTGAACTGCTAGAAGATGGAACCGAAGGTCGGTATCTAGACTTTAACTGCGTTGGCTTTGATTTGAACTGCGAACATATAGAACCACAAAGACACAACATAAAATATAGAAATTTTGATTTAAACACAGACGATACAATGTGGAGTGTTAAATTCGATGTTGTATGGTGTCATGATGTTATGCAGTACATTTATAGCCCTGTTGAGTTTTTAGGGCGTGTAAACCGTGCAATGAGCATGGGAGGCATGCTATATTTAGGTGTGCCTAGTACAGTAAATGTATTACAGCATCGTTTTCAACATTATACACCTCCTATGCATTATAATACTTTTACAGTAACACAACTCGTATATCTTCTTGCAATTAACGGTTTTGATGTAAAAGACTTTTATCTACAAAAAATAAAGTATGATGATTGGATTCAAGTTGTAGTTTACAAAGAGCGCGAACCTTTGTCTTATAATACTAGTTGGTATAGTATGGTAGACGATGATTTACTTAATGATAATATGCGAGAACTTGTTTTAAAAAATGGAACACTAACTGATCAAGGATTAGTTACTACTTGGTTAGATGGAACCGTCCAAGACTATAGATGGCATACATAAGTCATAAAAAAAGCAGCGTTTCCGCTGCTTTTTTATTATCCTAATAAAAATTAGAATTTCATTGTAAGACCAATTGCAGTTGTTTCTTCACTAGCAGTCTTTTCGTCATCTGTTGTTTCAACAAATGCTACAAGACCTGGTGCAAGTGTGTGATGAATGCCATAGGTCATTTCGTCACTGCTTACTACACTTTGTGATTCTGCTTCCATTGCTTCAACGAGGAATGTTGTATCGCCCAATGTGTAACCACCGCCGATAGTGGTTGTGTCTGTGTCAACATCTGCAGCAGTTGTTGCAGTGTGTACTTCATAACCAACTGTAAAATCGCCAAAACCTGCACTTACGTTCATTACACGTTCTTCAGTGCTGTCATCATTTTTCAATTGAGCACCGCCTAGTGTTACACCACCAAGTGTAAACTGGGCACCATATGCATGACCTGCAGTTGCAGTTGTGCCATAGTTACTGTCACCAGCAAACGATGCAAGCAATTTCAAACCTTCGATTGGTGAAACTGTTAGCAATGCAGCATGATCTGTACTTGGTGAACCGTTTGATAGCACATAACCGAAATCAGTTACATCGTCGATTGCGTCAGTAGCACTGTCTGTATCACCCATGTCTAACTTAAACATGTCTTTTGCAATAGTTAGGCTGTTACCGCCATCATCATTAGCATCCTGATCAATGTTAAAATCTGCACTTACAGTGTAACCATTTTCTAGTGTCATACTTGGCTTAATGTTTACATCCGCATCCACTGCAGTTGTTGATGTTCCGTTTGAATCCTGATAACTCCATTCAAAGTCGCCGCCGATTGTTACATCAGCCACAGCAGGAGTTGAAAGTGCTGCAACGATTGCAGCAGTTGATAATAGTCTTTTCATTTTGAAATTTCCTTAATATAAATTTATATTTTCTTATGTGTGCAAAAAGGTCAATGACGAATAACTTACAAACATACAGATAATACTTATGCCTAATAGTTACTAGGTAATAATTTCTGAATTATAGTTTTGCTCTAATTCTATTCCACTGCAAACCAATCTCATCTGCATGCCATTCTGTGTAACACATACGGTTAAACCAAACATGTCGTTCTGGTTTACTTAACCACTTGCCCATTTTACTTCCTACTTCATATGCTAAACTATGCTTACTTACTACAGCAGGAACACCGTTAATAATGCTGTGTATACCTGCATTACTACTATGACTAACAGTGAAGTATGTGTGTTTAAGCATATGCTCTAGGTCAAAACTGTCATAGGTCTTTTGTATATGCTGTGGAATATTCCAAGTTACATCGTTGTCTTTGTACCATTGCATATCGCATGCCCAGTGCAAGCCTTCTCTGAATCTAGGATGACTACGCACAACTATAGGTTTATCTGTATGTTGGCGTATTTCAGTTATTGTATTGCGATAGTATGTATCCATGTCTGGCATATCACGCCATTGTTCACTATGACCGTGTTGTCCACATATTAATACATACTCGCCGTCATGCTTCCACGGTTGCATCACAATACTAAACTTTTTTCTGCGATCGTCGGGCATGTATTCTTCTAGTGCAAAGTCTGCATCTCTATTAATCCCGTTTATACCCAACTTCCAAGTTTCATTGCGTATAAGCCCGCCCACTTCAATGACAATGACTGGCTTGTTCTGTGCGCGATAATGATCCCATACACTTTTGTTTGCACTCATTTTACCATACCAAAGCACACTCCATATAAGTGCGGCATCAGCATCCATACTTGCTTCTGCAAGCGTGTCTGTAGATTGTATAGCATCTATAAGTTGTGGATATACTTCACTTGCATTGCCAGGAAGATTGTTTGGAAAGTGAGTTATTTTCATATGGAAATAAAAACCAATAAATAGTTATATGCGTACATTATCAGTATTTACCTCCTGGCACCCTACGGGATACAAAAAATATGGCAAGCAGTTTATTGAAGGGTATAACACAAACTGGCCCAAAGAAGTACCTCTTACAATTTATGCAGAGGATCACAATCCAAGTGTAGAGGGCAATCACTCAATTACACTATACGATCAACGAACAACCTTGCCAGATTTAAAAGCCTGGCAAGAGCGACACAAAGACAATCCGCATGCGCACGGTTGGAATGCAGATAAATCAAAGAAAAGTTTTTTATGGGATGCAAGTCGTTTTGCAAACAAAGTATTTGCACTGTGGCATTTTGCAGAACACTGTGGCACTGATGTGTTTATGTGG